GCGAGCATCCTCTTACGAGGTTATTCGTGATAGTTCTCACAATCACATCCTTAGAGAAATCTTGTTTCCCTGTTTGTATCTTTCCATTAGTGATAATGGTATGGAGTCTGGAATCCCAGACGCTAAGCACGAGGTCCTTCCCGTGCACTTCGACTCTTCGTTTGAAGAGCACTTGTTCCTGTGGTCTTGACCACAAGGAATTATTCCACTTCTGTAAGGAAGTGCTTGGTCCGTGCATTGCCGCGGACGATCCTGTCCCAAAGATTAAGATCTGTTGGGACGCAGTCAATCTTTGGGAGTCTAGACTCCCGAAGACACTAACAGGACTCGATAAGAGAGTCCATTTTAACGAGTTGCCATCGATATGGCATGCTCAAAAGGTCCTTTATGAAGGGACGTATTGGTTCCGGAGATTAATCCGGAAAGATTCCACCGGAAGGTGGAACCCAAACGGCACAGCAGTTCTACGACTGCTTGCAGGTTTCAGGTCCTTCTCAGGACCTGAGGGTGTTCACAACCTTGTGAACTATAAGGTATCCCGGTCAGGGGTACATAAGCTAAGGTCAATCTTAGCTACTGTTGACGGGCTGGTCATGCAGCTCGTCCTTGGCTTCCCTACATGGGATGCTATACTGGATTGGTCCAGAATCGATCAGATAATCAACTGTCTGATATGTCAGCTTTTACCTGACTACTTCCGGGAAGAAATCCCGGAAAATCCTTCTGCTTACGAGAAGGTTAAGAGATTGCGTAAAGCAATCAAGGAGCAGGGTTTTAACCCTGTCGGGAACATTAGTTCCATTGACATCCCGCGAGAGATGTCTTTCTTTAAGGTCATAACTGACTTTATGTCCGATAGGAAAACTCCTATCGATATGTATCGGGTCACGCTCTTGAGCCAGACCCGTGCCTCTGGGGTTCCCCCCAGATCTGTTTTCCTGAAGACCCTTCAGGAAATTAAGGAGGTTCTCACAGAACCGCCTGATGCATCCGTCTACGAACGGATGAAATGCTACATCGCTGACGGTGTAGATATGATCCACCAGGAACTGGTGGAATCAATAGGTTCCGAGAAAGAATCGGAACGTTTCTGGTCTGTTGTGATCAACAAGGCCAAAATATCGCTTAGCGATAGTGGAGAGTTCTTTACGAACTCGTCATCTGGTGGCAAGTTAGAGGCCGCCAGGAAGATTCTGCGTGCAAACGCAGAGATTCCAGAATTAAATCTGGAGACAGGCCTCCCTACAGGGAGGATACTAAAGCCCGGAGAAAGCGGGACAGGTGAATGCCTGTTCCACTGGGCTTGTAATCAGTTCGCCGACAGGCGAACTATATACGACAGAAATGTTATGTCTGTCAGAGTGTCCCTAGTTGCCGAACTAGGGAAGTATCGTGCGATTACAGTATCGCACTTAGCTCATGCCATGCTTCTGCATGTCATGTCACACATACTGCTGGAATATCTAGCAGTAATTCCTTCGTCCCGATCAGGTGTCGGGGCGGCAAATCATGCTTGGAATTTCTTCAAGCGTCTTTCGCACAAGAATCCTGCTGCGAACTTTATCTTTGGTGACAAAGATATATTCTTGTTCTCTACAGATTGGGAACAAGCGACCAACTACTGCGATCACGCGGTAGCACAGGCGATGATCAATCGCCTATCTTTCAATGTAGGTATGCCTACATGGTACAGGCAAACTTCTATGTTTGCACTATGCGCTCCTCGACAAGTCGAGGAGATGGATGAGGATAAATGCCTCAGTCGTTACTTCACTACACGTGGAGAACTCATGGGTGACCCTGTTGTCAAGGTCATACTTCACTGCTACCATCTGGTAGCACGTTTCGCTGCCCAAAGGCAGCTACAGGTACTTCGCAGTACCTGAGTCCTCCAAGGAGGATAATGTCCTAGTAATAGGACAAACCGCGCTTAACAGCGCCACCTTCTCACGGAAGTGAGATGTCCCCTAGGGGAATCGTCAACCGAAAGGTGGAGCCACACGG